GTTCCTACTGTTAAATCTATTGTACCATCAGCATCTTGATAATCTACTGTAATACCTGATTCAGTATTGGAACTAAACATAGCTCCTACTGTATCCTGTACAACTTCTGTCAGGTCTATATTAGCTGTTCCATCAAAACTTACACCATGTATAGTTCTAGCAGTTTCTAATGCTGTAGCAGTTGCTGCATTACCTGTAGTATCTGCTGAACCACTAAATGCAAAGTCTAATGTACCATCTGAGTCTTCATAAGTTACTGTAATGTTTGTTTCAGTATTACTAGATACCATAGCTCCTACAGTATCTTGTATGACTTCTGATAAGTCTATGTTTGCTGTACCATCAAATGATACACCATGAATTGTTCTTGCTGTTTCTAAAGCTGTTGCTGTAGCTGCGTTACCTGTTGTATCTTGGTTAAGTGTACCAATTACAAAGTCTAGTGTGTTGTCTGAATCGTCATAAGTAACTGCTATGTTAGTCTCTGTGTTAGAGGTAACCATAGCTCCAACAGTATCACTAATAGTTTCTGCTAGTGTAATACCACCTATAGTAATCGCATCAGCTTCTAATGTTCCGTCTATGTCTGCATCACCACTAATATCTAATGTGGCTGCATCTAACTCACCACTAATAGTTATATTTCTACCACCAGTAATGTCTTTGTTGGAATCTGTTATGATAGCTTTACTAGCTATAACAGTTCCATTTGTAATTCCGTCTATAAGATTAATGTCTGTAGCACTTGCTGTAACACCATCTAGTATGTTTAGTTCTGCAACTGTTGATGTAATACCATCAAGAGCATTTATCTCTGCTGCTGTAGCTGTAACTCCATCAAGGATATTAAGTTCTGCTGCTGTGCTTGTAACACCATCAAGGATGTTTAACTCTGCAGCAGTTGACGTAACTCCATCAAGTATGTTTAGTTCTGCTGCTGTTGATGTAACTGCTGTACCATTTATAGATAGTGCATCTGTTTCAAGTGTACCATCAACATCTACATCACCACTTACATCTAAAGAACCTGCATCAAGTTCTCCAGTTAGTGTAATGTTTCTAGCCCCTGTGAAGTCTTTATTGCTATCTACTACAATAGCTTTAGAAGCTGCAACAGTTCCTGCTGTAACTCCATCAATTGTTTCTAGTTCTGCTTCACTTATGTCTGCTGAACCTATAACAAAACTTGTACCTGTAATTGTTGTACCAGTTATAGCTGCTGCACTTGAACCACCAATAATAGCACCATCAACTGTACCACCATTTATATCTGCTGTATCAGCAACCAAGCTATCGATGTTGGCTGTTCCATCGATGTATAAATCTTTCCATTCTTGTGATGAGCTACCAAGGTCATAGGCATTATCGGTATTAGGTATAATGTTTGAATTAACGTCAGCACCGAATACTACGTTATCATCAGCAGCATCACCAAGCGTAAGTGTACCACCATTAAAGGTAGTTGTTCCTGTTACTGTTAAGTTACCACCTACAGCTACGTTGCCTGTAGTGGTTATTGAATCTATATATGCATCTTTGAAGTATAGTGAAGATGTTCCTAAGTCTACATCACTATCTGTAACGGGTAATAAAGCTCCGTCTTGTAATCTAATTTGTTCTACTGCAGAAGAAGAAACTTCTACATAAAATCCCCATCTATTGTTTGAATCGTCTACGACAATCTTATTTAAAAAGTCTAAGTCACCGATAGTATGAATGTTACCACCTTGTCCTGCAGTACCATCGTGTCTGTGTCCTGTAGAACTTGCACTACTTGAACTATATGCAAATGCGTTTACTAACTGATTATATTCGTTATTAAATAATGCAGCAGTAATTGTATCTCCATCTGCAAACGAACTCTGTCGTGTATATGTTTGTGCCATTTATTATCTCCTGCCTGAAGGTATATAATCTACGTAAAAACCATTTATAGTGTATGGTGGCTTTGTATCATCACTTATAATGGTAAAATTATTACTTGTTCCACTCCCTTGTAATGGAACTCTTATTAAAGGGTTATCACCACCACCAAATACGTTGGTATTAAATAGTGCATCACCAAACTTTGAAGGAGGATTAATAATTCCTAAGTCAAATAAATCTGGTGGTTGAGGTATATCTGTATTTCCGTAATCAAATCTAACTTGTATATCAGGTTCTGTAATACCTTCTGAGCTTGCTGATACTCTTACGTAATGTAAAGTTTTTAAAGTTCCTAAATCACCATAATCATAGTTAGGTGTTTCGTATCGTGCTAATATATTTGCACCATCAAAATCATTTCCAATATCGTGTTGATATACATAACCATTGGTATCCCCATGATAATATTGTTCTACATTATTATTATCAAATCCTGAACCAATAGCTGTAACTTCTAATCCTCTTGTTTCTGACCATTGAAATCCTTCTGGTCTTAATGTTCCTATTATTCCTTTTTGTTGACTATTTTCTAAAGAGGTATTAGTATAAAATAATCGATATTGAGATTTATCTCTTAATACAACGCTATTTATTATAAAGCTATTAATGCTTTCTGTCAAGTCAGTTACAAGAGGTTGTATTGACTTACTAACAGTTCCTAACTCAACGTCACCAATTCTTGCTGTACCGGCTACTGTCCTAAAACCATCAGGTGCTAAGAATATTAAGTCACCACCAATCTCTTGAATACTATAGCCACTTAAACACCCTACGTTCTTTGTGACTGGAACAACTGCAATGTTACTAGCATCATTTATATTTATAAGTTTAAATATACTATTTGTACAAAATATAAATAGCTCATTACGGAAACCTTTGATGCCTTCTATTTGATCTTCTAATACTATTGAACCTGAACCACTTCCACTAAAACTTGTAGGGTCTAATGTAGAACTATAAAAGACTGTGTTTAAATTATCTTCAACTCCTGCTACAATTAAATGTTTATCATGAGTTGTTACATACTTAGCATGCTTTGTTCCTGTTACAGTTATTTCACCACTAAAATATGTTCTAGTATTTAAGTTTGCACCTGTACCCTCTATTCTAAAAAAGTAAGGTTCGTTTGCTCCATCTGCTATAATTACTGTACCATAATCAGATGTAGCTGATTCAAATAATGTAAACTGACATTGTCCTTGTGAGGTTCTAGCTAACGCACTACGTCCTGTAAATGCACTATAATCATCACCACTTCCTGCGACACTACTTCTATTTATTTGTAAATATGTAATACCATCCTGAGTAAAATAAATATTAGTACTAGCACAAACTATAACACCGTCTGCATATGGAAAGATTCCTAATATATTAGTAGTTGCACCTGTAGGCTGTGCTGCACTGGTTGTACCAAACTTTTGATATCCATTGATACGTCTGTATCCACCCTCTGTAGATACTTCAAAGTTTCTTAAATCTTTTGCAACTCCGGGGGTTTTAAGTAGGTCTATAACATTTGAAGACTTTACCAATCCTCCGTTGACTGCGACTGTATACGGTTGTGATGTTGCCATACTTAGAAGTAAATCCTATCATCTCCAATATAAGAAGGAGATGGATTAATTAAATTAGATTTCATATGTCGCATTCCTTTTTTATAATCATCCATAGCAAATGCAGCTTGTTGTGGGCTTTCTTTAAATTGCCATACATAGTAACGAGCTTTAGCAGTTATTACATTAGCATACTGGTCAGGTAATACTATTTCATCACTATAAGCTGACAAAGCTGTAGGTGCATTATAAGCATAGAAATGCACATTATAAACTTTATCAGGTATAGGACTTAATCCAAACTTACGATGATCTGGACTACGAATAACATATTTAGGTTGTCCATACTGTTGAGTATCTGCATCGTCACTGTTTTCTGCATCTCTTAAGTATCTAGTCCAATCGTCTAATGTAATAAATTTTAATCCTTGTGAAACGTAAGGAGCTGTTTCTCCACTTACGTTTATTGTTGTTAAATAGAAATCATCCCAATCAACAGATGAGTAGTCAGTAGTAATACTAGAACTTCCTGATTTTAAAGTGTACCATCTAGTACCTGCTACTGTAGCAACAGTTACGTTACCATAGAAGGGGTCTGTTCCTCCACTAGCTGCAACTGCAAAGAAAGGTAGTTGTGGTTCTTCATTTGCAATATCATTTAAAGATTTGTTAATAGAATTTTTAACAAAGTTCTGGATACCTTTAGCACTTGCAAAGGTTGCAGATGTCAACTCAATCTCATTAAGTTCTCTAAGAATATCATTAGTTAGTGTTAGGAATGTTGTTGCCATTATTTTTTATGTTTCTTTTGTACTGCAAAGTTTGCTGTAAGGCTTGCACCTTTATGTTGTACAAACTTCCCAGTATGCTTCATTAATTTATATTCTTTACCATCTTTCATCCAATGGTATCCTTTTGGGGCTTTGACTCTCATATTAACAAGGTTTGGCTTTTTTCATTCCACCATTTTTATACATAACTCTTTTACCACCACCGTACGCTTTTGTTCTTGGTTCTTTTTTCTTTTGTCCGTAATGCATAATATATCTCCAAAGTTAAAGGGTGTAAGGGGGAAGCGAACACCTGATTCCTTCCCCACTTACGGATTGCTTAGTCTACTACGTAGAAAGCAGATGCGAGAGCTTCTGATCTTAGTACTTGAGCACCATAGACGTGAAGACCTCTAACGATATCACCAAATGAATCTGGGTCACGAAGAACCTCAGTATTAGTGATCGCTTGAGCAGTTGCTGTAGACGAGATGTGTCCGGCTAATACTTTACCAGTAGCGTTAGACGTACTAGCAACATTATTAGATTTGTACATATCGAATCCACGTAATTTACCGCTTGATACTAAACCATTTCTCAATGATCCTTGACCTGCGTTGAAGTCAACGGAAAGTAGTTTAGAACCAGATTGAGCAAGCTGTTCGTAGAACGAAGGTGGTGCTAAGAACCATCTTCCTTCTTCAGGAATGCTTTGATCATCTAGTAATCTAGCTAGTCTAGCCATAAGGTCTAGAGCGTCTACACCAGTTCCGTCAGAACCTAAAAGGTCTACAGAATTAGTAGCATGAGCTAGTGTTGCATCAGCAGTGGAACTGTCTGAACCGATAATGTGGTCAGGTGAACTTGAAGATACACCTGCAAACATTTCTGCAATAACACCTGCATCAAATGCATCTCTCAATGCGTATGCAGCAGATGAACTAGCAACTTCTTTGAAGTTCACGTGAGACATTGAAGTTTCAATATCATCAACGATGAATTTAAAAGCGTTTGCTACATCAACGACCATAGTTAGTTCTTGGTCTGTTAATGCTGTTTTAGTTACGTCAGCACCTCTTTCATATTGATAGACGGTGATTTCCGGTTCTTTAATGATTCTTACAGTATCTCCGAAAGCAGAAATTTCTCCTGAGTAATCAGTGTTAGTGATTGCTTCCGCTACCGAAGCTTTTCTGAAAAAGTTTAAAACCTTTTTAGAATAGACTTTCGGTAAGAAGAAGGAGTTAGTTTGACCGCTTACGGAATTACCAAAGTTACCATTAGTATCAGTCGATTGCTCAAATAGAGCGTCAGATTGATTATATGCCATAATTATTCTCCTTGAATATTATTAACTTTGTTATTATATAACCCTGCCTTCTTCTACAGCTTTATCGATTTCTTTTTCAAGTCTATCGTATTCAGCCATAGGTAGGGCAGCGATTTCCTGTTGTGTCCAAATCTTTGGTTGTTTTTCGTCTACTGTTGTAGTTTTTGTTGAAACCATATCAGCAGCCGATCTCCTTTCCGATTTGTTTTGGCTTGGTTTTACAGGGGCTATACCGTTTTCCATTTTAAAAAGATCAATGGCTTTACTTGCAAGAGATGCATTATCAGGATTATTATAAATCCATCCTTGTATCTCTTCAGGTTGAGACTCTGCCCACACATGAAATTGATCACTATTACGAAGTTCTTCAAAGTCTGGATGTTTTGTTACCAAGTCTTTTTCAGCTTCTCGTTTTAGTATTTCTTTTTCACGATCTTGTAAAGCATCTAGACGTTGTTGCAATGAAGCAACTTTATCTTCACTTTGCAAGTGAGCTACAGTTTCTACCACTTCATAAACATCAGGATACTCAGCTTTAAATTGTTCTAATTCTTCAGCAGACTTAGGAGCTTGATAGTCCGGTCTATTTGCTGTAGCTTCAGCTATCAATTCTTGTTCTCTTTGTTTAAACTCAGAGAGCCTTGTATCATAATGCTTTTT